GCTATACAGTATCTGGATATGGGGAGTTGGTTATAAAGATAGAATTTGATAATGGGCTTACTGCCGAACAACAAGCTGAAGCAGATGCTAAATACGAGGAACTTATGCAAATTGTTAAAGAAAAAGACAGTAAGCTATATCAAAAAATGATGAGTGAAGTTATAACCTATGAAAAGTTTATGAAAATCAAAGAGTTAGACGAGAAAGATGTTACAGTAAATCAAGATAACCAGATGAATTTGTTTTAAATATTAGATTTTTGGTTTTAAATTTGTTAAAAATAACTACCTAACTAAGGGTAAATAGGCATGGCAAGACCAAAGAAATACAATATAGACACTAAAGAGGTTGTAAAACTAGCATCTTATGGGTGTACTAACATTGAAATAGGCGACTTTTTTGGGTGTTCTCCAGACTTAATTGAAAAGAGTTATTCGGAATTTCTGACAAAAGGTAGAGCAGATGCCAAGATAAGACTAAGAAAACTGCAATGGGCATCAGCAGAAAGTGGCAATGTTACTATGCAGATATTCTTAGGTAAGAACATATTAGGGCAAAAAGATAAGATAGAAGAATCAGAAACAGAAGCACCTTTACAATGGTCTTATGATTAATGGCACTAACTAAACCACAAACTGAAGTTATCAAGAATAAAAAAAGATTTAGGGTTCTTATTACTGGTAGAAGATTTGGTAAAACATACTTAGCGATAAACGAGTTGGCAAAGTTTGGAAGCATACCTAATCAAAAGGTTTGGTATGTAGCACCAAGTTATAGACAAGCTAAAGCCATATGTTGGAGTGAATTAAAAGATAAACTCATCAGACATAAGTGGGTAAAGAATATAAATCATAGTGATTTAACAATTACGCTAAAGAATAACAGCCAGATAACATTAAGGGGTTCAGATAATGAGAACTCACTTAGAGGGGTTGGTATAAACTTTCTATGTATTGATGAATTTGCCGATGTAAGCAAAGAAACTTGGTATGAAGTATTAAGACCTACATTATCAGATACTAAAGGTCATGCGTTGTTTTGTGGAAGCCCTAGAGGTTTTGGAAACTGGTCATATGAGTTATACAAGCAAGGCGAAACAAATAAAGATTGGCAATCATTTAAATATACAACTTTAGAGGGTGGTCAAGTAAGCGATGACGAAATAGAACAAGCCAAGCAAGATTTAGACGTAAGAACATTTCAGCAGGAATATGAAGCAACATTTGTTAATTACTCTGGAATGATTTACTACAATTTCAGCAGGGATAAGAATATAATTGAAAAAGTACAACTAAATACAAATACTTTACACATTGGTTTAGACTTTAACGTAGACCCTATGTGTGGAGTTGTGTGCATTGTTAAAGAAGAAAAAATAATTGTAATAGATGAGATACAAATATACAGTAGTAATACCAATGAAATGTGCGAAGAAATAAGACATAGATATAAAAATAAGCAGATAGCTGTTTACCCAGACCCTAGTGCTAGACAAAGAAAAACTTCAGCAGGTGGATTAACTGACTTAGCGATATTGAAAAATGCAGGATTTCATGTAAAATGTAGAAATACAGCACCTTTAGTAAGGGATAGGATTAATGCAGTTAATTCTAAATTAAAAAATGTTAATGGAAAAAATAATTTGTTTATTCTAAAATCTTGCAAAAATGTGATTAAAAGCATAGAAAGACAAATATATAAAGAGGGAACTAGTGTGCCAGATAAGACTAGTGGATTTGACCATATGAACGATGCTTTAGGTTACTTGGTCGAATATATATTTCCACTTAAACGTAATTTTGTACCTAGCCCAGTTAAGAGGTGGAGTTAATGGATAAAGAGTTCTTAAAAACCAAACATGACTTATGGCACGCTAATATAGCGAACTGGGAGTTTTACATAAGAAGTTACTTAGGTGGTAACGATTATAAGAATGGCTATTACTTACATAGATACATATTAGAAACTCCAGAAGAATATGACCAAAGAATAAGACACACTCCAGTAGATAATCATTGCAAGAATGTTGTTCAAATTTACACTAGCTTTCTTTGGAGAGTACACCCAACTAGAGATTATGGCAGTTTAGATGGTAGCCCACAATTAGAATCATTTCTAAAAGATGCAGACTTAGATGGAAGAAGTTTCGATACTGTAATGCGTGAGGTTCAAATGAACGCAAGTATTTATGGTAATTGTTGGGTAGTTGTTGATAAGCCACAATCCAATGCAAAGACTAGAGCAGAAGAATTAGCACAAGATATTAGACCTTATATATCAATCTATACACCAGAGAATGTTATAAACTGGAGATATGCAAGGTCAGCTAGTGGCAGGTTTTATTTAGATATGTTGGTACTTATCGAGGATATAAACGCTGATAGAGCCATCATTAAGGTATTCACAGAAGAAACTATAATGACTTATGAGGTAGAGGATTATAGCGAAGAATATTCAACTAAAGAAGCGAGGTTATTAGATGAAGTTCCTAATGCCATTGGTGTTATCCCTATTGTTAATGTTTATAATCTTAGAGGGGCTAAAAGACCTATAGGAATATCTGATTTAGCTGACGTAGCACCATTGCAACAATCTATTTACAATGATTATTCAGAAAAAGAACAATTAATTAGATTAGCAAACCACCCAAGCCTAGTTAAAACACCGAATGTTGAAGCTAGTGCAGGTGCAGGTGCAATTATAGAAATACCAGAGGATTTAGAAGCTAATCTAAAGCCTTACATAATACAGCCAAGTGGACAAAATTTAGATGGCATAATGAAATGTATTCAAACTAAGGTTGATGCGATTGATAGAATTACCCACATGGGTTCAGTAAGGGCTACTGGTACGCAGATAGCGAGTGGTATAGCCTTACAGACCGAATTTCAGCTATTAAACGCTAGATTATCAGAAAAAGCCGATTATTTAGAAAATGCAGAAGAACAAATCTGGAGTTTATTTGCTAAATGGCAAGATACTCAATTTGACGGAAAAGTAAACTATCCAGATACATTTGATATAAGAGATTGGGCTAATGACCTGCAATATTTACAAATGGCTAAAGCATCTGGCATAAAATCAGAAACATTTAATAAAGAAATAGATAAACAAATTGCAGAAGCAGTTATTGATGATAGTGATGCGATGAAAACTATTAATGATGAGATTGATGCCACACGAACAGTTATAGGACAATTCCAAACAACAGAAGTAGAGGGGCAAACAGTTGGCGAAGAAACGTAGAGTACCCAAAGACAAGAAAACCAAGATACCCAAGAAATATTTATCTGGGTTAAAGGGTGCAAAAAGAAGTGCTAGGGCTACATTGCTTAAAACAATTAGTTCTTTATACAAGGCAGGGGCAAAGATACCAATGTCATTATTAAAACGCAGGAATAGGTCATAATGGCTATAAAACGAAAACCTTTATCAGCAAGAGTTGTTGCAACATTAAAAGCTAAAGCCAAGAAATCTAAATTATTTAATTTAGCAGACTTAAAGACTTCTTATCGGAGAGGTCAAGGTGCATTTCTTTCTAGTGGTAGCAGACCAAGAATACCAATGAGTGCATGGGCTATGGCAAGAGTTAACAAACTGATAAGCAGAGGTCGTTCTGGAACATTTGATAAAGATATAATTTCCAGAGCAAGTAAAAGAAAAAGGAAAAAGAAGTAATTTGCCTAAACTTTGTTTAAGGTGCAAAATTGCTTTGCAGGAAGTGATAAAGAGTGTATGGAAATGTCCAATGTGTAAAACAATTATAAACGATAGATTGAAAGACCTAGCCTGGAAAAAAACCAATAAAAACAATAACTTAGGTGAAGATGATGGCTAAATATCAAGGTAAAAAAGTTACACTCAATAAACCATTTAGATTATCTACAGCAGAATCTAAACGTAAAAAGTTTGGTGTTTATGTTAAAAATAAATCTACTGGACGAATAAAAAAAGTAACCTTTGGTGCTAGAGGTATGTCTATTAAGAAAAATATACCTGCAAGGCAAAAATCCTTTTTGGCAAGAATGGGTGGGGTTCTCAAAGAAGTAAAAGGTCAAAAATCTTTAAGCCCTGCCTATTGGTCTATAAGAGCATGGAAAAAGAACTTTCCATTGTGATAAATGTCAAGAATATTAGAAAAATTAGCAGACCAACATGAAGAACGTATAATAAACGTATTATATCGTTTAGAAGATGACGTAATTAAAGCAGTTAGAAAAGCCACAAAAGGCGAATTAGTTTCTCAGAGATTAGCAATACAATTACAGCCACAACTTAGGGCAATAATTGGAGCAACTTTTTTAAATGAAGCTGATTTAATTATTAATGAGGAATACAATAAAATAGCCAAAGAGGTATTAGATAATTTTGGAAAACTAGATATACCTAAAAACTTTAAAAATCTTACATTAGTAGATTTACAAACTATAGACGCATTAAAGTTGCAAAGTTTTTCTGGTTTTGAGGATATTGCAGAAAGATTTTTAAAAGTTATTAATGATGAGGTGTATCAAAGTACAATAGCAGGTAGACCATTTGACGATATGGTTAATAACATACGTTCTCACATAAACGGAGTTTATAGGAAGTCGAATAGTTCAGAGATAAACGAATTAGTAGATTTTATTAATGAGAATAAGTTTGATTCAGCAAAAAAAGCACAAGTAGAAGAAGCAATAAGAAAATTACACACACAATACGCATCAGATAGGGCAGGAAACAACCTAAGACGTTACGCAGGACAAATAGCCCACGATAGCGTTATGCAGTTTCATGGGCAGTTTACAGTAGCTAAAGCCAAAGAAGCAGGAATAGATAAGTTTACATATACTGGCACATTAGTCAGAGACAGTAGAGATTTTTGCGTTGAAATGCTCAATAAAGTTCTTACTGAGAAACAAATTAGAGAAATATGGAATAGCAGGGGTTGGCAGGGTAAATCAACTGGAGACCCATTTATTGTAAGAGGTGGATATAGATGCAGACACACTTGGATACCAACAGTTGAAGAAACTATAGACGAACCACCACCAGAACCAGAAGTTGAGGAAACACAACCAGAACCAATAAGAAAAGGTCAAAAGTCATCTTTAAAAAATCCTTTATCATCTAAAGAATTAAATTTTGTAGATAGCGTTTTAATATCAAATCAATTACAAAAACAAATTACAAGAAACGCTAAAGACGATAGATACCCACCAGATGGCAGGTCAAGATTTTCAGAAACAATGGTAGGCAAAGTCAAGGGAGTAGAAAAATTAGATAACGAAATAGCAAGCCAATTAAATGCAGTTATGCAGGAATTAGATGAATTAGCAAAACTATATAACGTACCAAAGTTAAGGTCTATTGATGTAAATGCAAGAAGTCGTTCTTTAATGGCAATGGGAGATGGAAATTTATATATAAATCAAAAATATTTTAACAAAAAAAATGTAGATAAAGATACACAAACTTATTTTAGAGATGTTTTTTTAGGCAAAGGTTTTGCAGAAAATGAAACAAAATTAGCAAAAAAATTTAAACTTGGTGATTCTGTAAAGGGTGAAAAGAAAAAATTAAGAGATACCCATGTCAGACCTCACAATGCTTTTTATTATTTTGATGATGAATTTGATAAATTTAGAAATATAGCTTATCACGAATTTGGTCATCATGTTCATCAATTAAAAAATAGACCAAAAAACTTACCATTATATGCAAACCCACCTATCGAAGAAAAAATGATAGATACAGTTTTTGATGAATCAATTTCATTTTATAAAGGTGGAGCAAGTAGGTATTCAACCTCTAATACTCAAGAATGGTTTGCAGAAAATTTTAGTTTATACCATATGGGAAAAGAAGAATTAGTAGACCCAAGATTTATTCAATTTTTAGAAGATGAGGTTTTAAAATGAGTGAAATACTTAGTGAAATAATAGATATTTTTGAAAAAAACAATTTAACCTTAAAAGACTATAAAAGATTTAGAGAACTTGGAAGAAAAGTTGATGGAGCAGATATAGTTGAATATTCAAGCATAAATGAGGGCATGAAACTTAGATTGCCAGAGATAGCAGAAAAAGAGGGTAATTATAATTGGCTAGAGCCAGAAGATGAAGATTAGTAGTAATTTGTAAAGAAATTTGCTATAAATAACAAAAACTTTAGGAGTATTAAATGGAAGAAAAAATAGTAGAACAGACTACGGAAACTCAAGAAGAAGCAACCCAACCAGAGGTTCAAGAAACACCACCACAACAAGAAAAGGCTTTTAAAACACAAGAGCAAGTAAACAGCTACTTGGAAACAAGATTAGCTAAAGAACGCAGGTCAGTTTTAAATAAGTTAGGTGTCGAGGATTTAGATACAGCAATTAATGCTGTTAAAACCCAAAAAGAATTAGCAGAAAAACAAAAGATACAAAAGGGTGAGTTTGAGGAAATAATCAAAACAAAAACCCAAGAATGGGCTAAAGAAAAAGCCCAACTGGAAAATCAGCTAAAAGATATAAAGATAAACAAGTCTCTATTATCGTCAGCATCAAAGAATAAAGCGATTAATCCAGACCAAGTAGTTTCGCTGTTACAACCACAAATAAAGCTAAATGACGAGGGAAATGTAGAAATACTTGATTCCAAAGGTTTAGCAAGGTATAACAGTAATGGGGAACTTTTCACAACTGACGAGTTGGTGCAAGAGTTTTTAACACAGAACCCACACTTTGTTGGGGCTACTCCAAGTGGCTCTGGTACTGTGTCAAATGTGGATAGGCAAGAACTCAATAAGCCTTTTGATATGAGTGCTTTAGATATGAACAATCCAGAGGATAGGAAAAAGTATGCTGAATACCGAAAGCAAAGAGATTCCAAACCACGCTCGATTGTCGTAAATAATTAATTAGCTTATGTATAAGGAGTAATTATGGCTAACGAAACAACCTCAACCACCATTTCGGAACTGTATACCGAGATAGTGGCAGAAGCATTGTTCGTTGCGAGTGAGCAATCAATAATGCGAAATTTGGTTAGAAACTACACTATTGCAGGTGGTGGTAAATCAGTAGAAGTACCGATTTATGCAACAGTATCAGCATCAGCAGTATCTGAAGCGTCTGACCTATCTAATACAGCAGTAAACCCAAGTTCAGTTACTATAACAGCATCTGAGGTTGGTATTATGACTACATTAACAGACTTAGCAAGAAACTCAGCATCAAGAAATGTTGCAGGGGATATTGGCAGGTTATTTGGCGAAGCTATAGCAAGAAAACTAGATGCAGACTTATCAGCCTTATTTACTGGCTTTTCTACAGAAAAAGCAGGTGGAGCAGGTCAAGAGTTAACTGTTCAAGACTTGTTTGAAGCATCAGCAGAACTAAGAACTAATTCTGTTCCTGCACCTTACTATGGTGTATTCCACCCAAAGCAAATTTTTAATGTTAAAAAATCTTTAACAAATACATTTGTGGGTAGAGATACAGAATTATCAAACGAAGCTATGAGAAATGGTTTTGTTGGAACAGTTGCAGGTATTCAGATTTTTGAATCTGCAAATATTTCTGTAGATGGTTCAGATGATAGTATTGGTGGAGTATTCGCTCAAGACGCATTAGGTTTAGCAATGATGCAAGACCTAAAGATTGAAAGTCAAAGAGATGCTTCATTAAGAGCAGATGAAATCGTAGCTACAGCAGTTTATGGTGTTGCAGAACTTCACGATAGTTATGGAGTTAAGCTAACAGCAGATTCAGTTGCAAGCTAAAACTTTATGGGGTGGGCAACCACCCCTTTTATTTAAGGATTTTGAATTATGGAAATGGTAAAACTTACAAAAGATGACAGAGTTATTGAAAGAAACAAAGTTGATTACGAAAACAATAAAGAGATTTGGAAAATCAGAGGGTGGTCATTAGCAGAAGATAAACCAAAGCCAACGAAGATAGAGCCACCAAAAGACCAGACAATAATAGAAGAAAAGCCAAAGGTTACAAAGACAACAACTAAAAAGGCTGAGTAATGGCTACAAATGAATTTAATGTAACCAACACTAGTTTAACAAAAATTCAACCAGATATTCTAGGATTTGGCATAGCAGATTTTGCTGACCAGTTACAATTCGCTGAAAATGATGTTTTAAGGCGTATTCGTGAGGAATGGTGGGAAAGATATAGACACCAAGTCAGATATAAAGATATTACTAAGATAACATCAGTAGAAATGGATAGTTCTAAGTTAACTGATTCTCAATGGACACAATCAGTAGTTTATTTATGCTTATGGAAGTATGTTTATCCGATTTTGACTAAATGGCGAGACCCAGAAACTGGCGAGGGCAAAGATGCTTTTCAAGTACAAATAGACTTCTACAGAGATAGATATGACGAGGAATTTCAAGCTATTTTGCGTGATGGTGTAGAATATGACGAAGATGGTGGGGGTACAGTTTCAGATAGTGAAAAAGAAGCCCTGCACAGCCTTAGATTAGTGAGATAATGGAAATAAAAACAGACATTAACACACTAGAGGTAACGAACTTTCTAAAGAAACTTACACGAACCCAGAAATCTGTAATAGATAAGGGGCTTAAAAGAGTATCTAATATGGCTATTCTCATGCTTACAAAGCGTACACAAGCAGGGAAACTTCCAGATGGTGGTAATATGAGGGCTTACGCAAAAGGTACTGTCAGAAGCCGAAAAAAGAGGGGTAGACAAACTGGTTTTGTAGACCTTACTGATACTGGAAAGATGTTTAGAAGTTTAGACTTTAGAACTGGTAGGTTAAAAAGCACATTATTTTTTGCTAATAAAGAAAGAGAAAAGATTGCAAGTTATCACGATAGTTTAGGGGTAGGTCGAAAGAAAATAACCAGACCATTTTTTGCTATAGGGAAAAAAGAAGAAGATAAAATACAAGCAGAGTTTTCAAAGTTTTATTTTAAGCAGATGAGAATATGAGCAAAAGAGAAAACATAGCAAGTGATATAATTACTAAACTTGATGCTGTAACAAGCCCTATTGAGTTTAAAAAGCTAACCAGAGAACCGTTTGAGGTTGAAGAACTTTCAGATGCACAGTTTCCTGCGATATTTATACAATCTGGCGATGAAACAAGAGAAATACTAAGCATAGGCGATACTGGTGCAGGCACTTATTCTGGCACGATAGATTTTTTATTAGTAGCTTTTGGTAAGGGAACAACATCAAATATAGATACAGTTAGAAATCAATTAATAGAAGTCATAGAAGAAACGCTAGATGCTGATGTAACTAGGAATGGAAACGCAATAGATACACAAATAATTGAAGTTTCTACAGATGAGGGTACAATATACCCATATGGTGGTGTTAGAGTAACAGTAAGAGTATTCTATGAATTTACAAGAGGGAGTGCATAATGGCTAAAGATATAACAATGAAAAAAGGTAATGATACAATTACCATTTCAGAAGATTTTTTGGAGCATTACAAAAAATTAGGCTATAAAACTAATGAAAAAAATGCTACAAAGAAAACCGAAGAAGTGATAAAACAAGAAGAACAAAAGGAGGTCTAAATGGCTACACATCACGGAAAAGAGGGAGTTGTTACTGTTGGTGGAACTGCTATCGCTAACGTAACTGGGTTCACAATAGATACTACACATGACGTTGTAGAAGATACTGCATTAGAAGATACAAGCAAAACTTTTAAAGCAGGTAGAGGTACATTTACTGCTTCTATTGATATGAACTACAATGAAGAATCTGCACAACAAGCATCATTAGTACAAGGTTCTAGTTTAAGTTTTGTTTTTTTACCAGAGGGCAATACTTCTGGAGACGAAAGTTTTAGTGGTACTGGTATTGTTACAAGTATGTCAGTTGGTGTTACTTTAGATGGAATGACAACAAGAACTGTAGCATTGCAAGGTAATGGAGCATTAACAATCGGCACAGTTTAATTTATGTCAGAAAATTTTGATTATTTTGATGGCATAAGAGACCATTACAGTAACCTTGACACTCAAATTATTGAAGTGCCAGAGTGGGGCTTAGTAGGGGATAAAGCAATTTATACCAAGCCTTTTAATATGCTTGAGAAACAAAAGATATTTAAAGGTGCTACTAATACTGATTTGTTAGTTTTAATTGATGTAATTATTGAAAAGGCTTTAACAAAAGATGGCGATAAAATGTTTAATGCAAGCCACATCTTAAAGTTTAAGACAAAAGCCGATACCAATATAATTGCTGAAGTTGCTACAAAGATAATGGGAACTGGAAACGCAGACCTAGAAGATAATAAAAAAAACTAAAGAATAACCCAGAACTACACAACATCTTTGGTTTAGCCGAAAAACTTCACAAGTCGGTTTCCGAAATCTTGCAAATGACAGTTGATGAGTTTAATATGTGGATAGCATACTATGAACTTCAAAGGATAGAGCAAGAAAGACAAGAACGAATAGCAAAGGCAAGACGTGGCAACTAAACAAGTAAATATTGATATTATAGCCAAAGATAAGACCAGAATGGCTATGCAATCAGCCACAAAAGGGGTAGATGGTCTTAAACAATCAGTATTCAATTTAAAAAACGCACTTGTAGGTATTGGTGCAGGTTTAGTTGTAAAATCATTTATCGATGTAGGAAAACAAGTCGAATCATTACAAATTAGATTAAAGTTTCTTTTTGGTAGTGTCGAGGAGGGTGCAAAGGCATTTGATGTAATGTCAAAGTTTGCATCGAAAGTACCTTTTTCATTAGAGCAAATACAGCAAGGTGCAGGTGTTTTAGCTGTTGTTAGTAAAGATGCAAATGAACTTTCAAAAGTCTTAGAAATTACTGGAAATGTGGCTTCAGTTACTGGGTTAGATTTTAGGACAACAGCAGAACAAATCCAAAGGTCATTATCAGCAGGTATTTCTAGTGCAGATATATTTAGAGAAAAAGGTGTTAAATCTTTATTAGGGTTTAGTGCAGGTGCAAAAGTATCTGTAGAACAAACCAGAGAAGCATTATTTAGGGTTTTTGGAAAAGACGGAGAATTTGCTAATGCAACAGATGATTTAGCAAATACCTTAGAGGGAACACTCTCAATGATTGGTGATAAATTTTTTGCTTTTCAAAAAACTGTAGCTGAAGCATTTTTTGTTGGATTAAAAAAAGAATTTGGCACTTTAGATAAAGCATTAGCTGATAATGAAGCTGTTATACAGAAAGTTGCAAAAGGTGTAGGTGAAGCGTTGTCAAACGCAGTTATTATGGCAGGAAATGCAGTTAAATTTTTACACGATAATTTTGAAACAATTAAAGCATTAGCAATCGGAGTTGTTGTGTTTAAAATATCAAAATCTTTTTTAGCATTGGCTTTATCTGTAAGAAAAGTTGGTTTAGCTATGTTGGCAATGTCAAAAATATCTAAAACTACAGTAATAGGTATTTTGCTTGCTTTAGGGGTTACTATAGCTGAACTTACTGGAGCAACTGAAAAATTTTTTAATATGTTTAAACAACCTAAAACATTAGAAGATTTTAAAGCAGAAATGGAAGTTGTTGTCGCACAACTTGAAACATTTAAAAACAAAACTGATGAAGCATTTCAAACCTTTATGGCAACAGATGTAAATCCATTAATAAGTCAACTTACAGATTTACAAGAAAAAGTTAAAGGTAATAAAGAACAGTTTGAAGCAGTTACTGGTGTATTAAATCAACTTAGAGATGCAGTATTTCAAGTACCATTAGAAGAAATGAATGTTAAATTAAGAGGTCAAACTGAAGAAGTTAATTTGCTTACTCAAGCACTTCAAGCGTTTGGAACTGGTTTTACAGAAGCTATGAATACTGGAAAAACAGCTATGAAACAAATAGAGGATATTGGTAAGGCTAGTTTTGGAAAATTAAAAGCTACATTAACAGACTTTGTAATGACTGGTAAGTTAAACTTTTCAGATTTAGGAAAATTTGTAGTTAGAAGTTTTATTGAAATGCTAGTTGGTGAAGCAGTAAAAATGGCATTTGCCAAGTCTATGGCTTTATTTAAAATGGACGCAATAAAAAAGGCTATGATAAGCCTTTATGAGGGTGCAATGAAAACTTTTGCTAGTATACCATTCCCATTTAATATTGTGGCTGTAGGTGGTGCATTGGCTTTTGGTGCAGGGTTAATAAACAAGATAAAAGGTTTCGCAGAGGGTGGTAGACCACCAGTAGGCAGACCAAGTATTGTTGGAGAAAAGGGTGCAGAATTATTTGTTCCAGACCAAGCAGGAACGATAGTGCCAAATGATAAGCTAGGCATGGGCAAGCCAGTAACAGTTAACTTTAATATAAATACTGTTGATGCCAGAGGGTTCAATGAGTTATTAGTAAACAGCAGAGGGGTTATTGTGAATATGATAAACCAAGCTGTAAATGAAAAAGGTAGAATGGCGATAATATGAGTGGTGCTTTACCAAATGTTAGATTTCAAGCGATTAATCTTAGGAATAATCAAAAAACTTTATTCTCTGAAACCGATAGTGGAAAGACGTTTAGACGACAAATACAAGGGCAAAGATTTAGTTTTACAGTTTCATATCCTCCTATGAAACGCTCAGAATTTGCCCCAATCATGGCATTTATAATGAAGCAAAGGTCTAGGAAAGAGGACTTCACAATTACTTTACCGAGTTACATGAACGCACAAGGTAATGAAACTGGAACTTTGTTAGTGAATGGGGTACATTCTGCAAGTGATACAACAATAGCGATAGATGGTTTTGCTAGTGATGGTGCAGGTAGGTTAAAAGCAGGGGATTTAATAAAGTTCGCACATGATAAGGTTTATATGGTTGTCGAAGATGTAACATCATCGAGTAATTCAGCTACAGTTACAATAGAACCACCATTAAGGGAAGCATTAGCCAATAATAGTTCCGTTACTTATGATAGTGTGCCTTTTAAAGTTCATTTAAATAGCGATGTTCAAGAGTTTAATTCAAGTAATGTTCATAAAGATGGAGAACTTTTATTTAATTATGAGTTTGATGTTATAGAGAGTTTATAAATGGCTAGAGGGTTAACAAGTGCAGTTAAAACCGAACTAGCGACTGGTAATATTGCACCAGTTTTATTAATAGAATTTGGATTTGCTACACCGATATATTTAACTAACGCAAGTTTTGATATAACCTCAAGCGTATCTGGTTCATCAAGAACTTATCTTTCCAATGGTCATTTAAGGGCAGTTACTGGAGTAAGTGAAACCAATAGACCTACGAAGAACTCATTAACTATTAATTTATCAGCAGTTGATACAACTTATGTGGGTATAGCTTTAAACGAGAATATTATTAATGATGATGTTCATATTTACAGAGGTTTTTTAGATGCAAACATGGCATTAATAGCAGACCCATTTTTATTGTTTTATGGTACAATAGATGAATATAAAATTGCTGATAATACTGATTTAGCGAGTTTGGTTCTTACAGTTACTTCACATTGGGGTAATTTTGGAAAAACAAGTGGTCGAGTAACAACAGATAATTCACAACAAAGATTTTTTTCTGGGGATAAAGGCATGGAATTCTCAGCATTAACAGTAAAAGATATTAGATGGGGTAGGTTGTAATGGGGTTATTTAAATCCATAGGCAAATTCTTATCTGATGTTTTTGATGCAGTTGTTGATGTTGTTGTTGATGTTGTTGATGAGGTAGTCGGTTGGATTACTCCAGAAGTAGATATTCCAGACTTTGGAGAAATACAAGCTGACCAAAATGCCAAAGGGGTTTTAGTCAATAAATTTAGTGCTAATAGTTTTATACCAGTAGTTTATGGAACAAGAAAAATTGGAGGTAATGTTGTTTTTTTAGAAACTTCTGGAACTGACAACCAATATCTTTATATGGCATTGGTTTTAAGTGAGGGAGAAATAAACGATATAACCTCAATATTTGTAAATGATAATCAAGTTACTTTTACTGGTGATTTGGCAGATAATACACAAGTAACTGTAGCAAGTAGTGATGCAAATTTTTATGATGGCTCAAGTTTAATTACAGTAGAGCCACATTTTGGTAGTGATTCGCAAACTGCATCAAGTTTATTATCAACACTTAGTTCATGGACAAGCAATCATAGACTAAGAGGTTTGGCATATTTAGCATTAAGGTTTGAATGGAATAGAGATAAGTTTGGCTCATTACCAAGTGTTCAAGCTGTAGTGCAAGGCAAAAAAGTCTATAATCCAAACCTAGATAGCACAGTTACTGGTGGAAGTGGTTCACATAGAAAAGATGATAGTTCAACATGGGAATATTCAGACAATCCTATTTATCAGCTATTAGACTATCTAAGAAACGATAGATTTGGCATGGGGATAGGCAATAGTTATTTCGATAGTAATTTTGCAGATTGGCAAACAGCAGGAGATGTATGTGATACCAATATAACTCCTTATTCTGGAGCAAGCACTATTGATTTAATGGACAGTCATACAGTTGTTGATACTTCCAAGAAAGCCATAGATAATGTTAAAGACTTTGTAAGGGGTGCTAGAGCCTATTTAAACTTTACTGGGGGTAAGTATAACATATTAGTCGAATCAACTGGTAGTGCGTCTATAACGCTCACAGAGGACAATATTCTAGGTGGTATTACAGTACAAAGTAAAAACAAGAACTCAAGATATAACAGAGTTATCGTTAGTTTTATAAATCCAGATAAAAATTATCAATCAGACACAGCACAATTTCCACCAGTAGATGAAACTGGTTTAGCAAGTGCAGACCAACACGCAACAATGAAAACTGCCGATGGTGGATTGTTATTAGAGGGTAGGTTTGATTTTTCTATGTTTACAAGCCCATATCAAGCCCAAGAGATGGCAGAAATCATTTTAAGGCGTTCTAGGTCAAGTTTAGATATATCTCTCAGAGCAGACGCTACAGCCCTTGATTTGGCTATTGGCGATATTGTTAATATTACACATTCAACACCAAGTTTTTCTGCAAAACCATTTAGAGTGCAAAATTTATCTATAAATGCAGACCATACAGTAACAATACAATGCTCAGAACATCAAGATAGCTTTTATACATTTGGCACTCAACAAGAAGTGGCAACAATACCAAGTACGACTTTACCTAATCCATTAACAGTTCAGCCACCTGCATCAGTAACTTTATCAGATGAACTTATAGAATATAATGATGGAACAGTTATTGTGGCTTTAAATGTTACAATCGGTGCAAGCCCAGATAACTTTGTTGATAATTATCAAGTAGAATACAAATTAAATTCATCATCAGATTTTATTATTGCTGACTTAGGCTCTGGTTTAAATCATAGAATATTAAACGTGATTGACCAACAAACCTATGATGTAAGAGTTAAAGCAGTTAATAGTTTAGGGGTTTCATCAACCTATGTATCAGCACAAAGAACAATCGTTGGAGCAATAGCACCACCATCAGATGTAACTGACTTCTCAGCTAATGTAAGTGGTCAAGAAGCACATTTATCATGGGAAGCTGTAACTGACTTGGATTTAGCTTATTATAATCTTAGATTTTCAGAAGCTACCGATGGTTCAGCAGATTGGCTTAATTCAGTTTCTTTAGTTGAGAAAATATCAAGACCTGCAACATCAATATCAGTTCCTGCAAGAAAAGGCACATATTTAATTAAAGCAGTAGATAAATTAGGGAACTTTAGTTCAAATGCAACTGCTATAATATCTAATGTTACAAGCCCAATAAACTTTAATGCAGTTACCACACAATCAGAACACCCAACATTCGGTGGTACGTTTACAAATACTGTTTTAACAGATAGTGCAATAGAGTTAGATTCATCAGAGTTATTTGATAGTGCGAGTGGTAATTTTGATGATGAAACAACTAGATTTTTTGATAGTGGTGCATCTAATGCAGACTTTTTATCAAGTGGCAATTATGAATTTTCAGATGTTATAGATATTGGTGCAAAGCATACTGCACGAATAACTGCAAGTTTAACACAATCAGCAGATAACCCAGATGATTTATTTGATAATAGAAGTGGAAACTTTGATGATGCTAGTTCTAACTTCGATGGCGATACACCTGCAAACTGTAATGCACATTTAGAGATAGCAACAAGCGATGATAATACAACATATACAGATTTTAGAAACTTTGTTATTGGAGAATATGAAGCAAGATATTTTAAATTTAGAGTTGTATTAATATCAAGAGATAATGCAAGTACACCAGTTGTTTCTCAAGTTACTGTTACTATTGATATGCAAGATAGAATATTTAGTGGTAATGATATTGTTTCTGGTACTGGCACAAAATCAATCAGTTTCACAAACCCTTTTAAAACAACTGGATATGCAGTAGGTGTTACTGGACAAGGAATGGCAACTGGAGATTATTTTACAGTAACAAATAAAAGTGTATCTGGATTTGATGTTGCATTTTTTAATAGTTCCAATACTGGAATATCTAAAACTTTTGATTTTATTGCAAAAGGCTTTTAAAAGGAGTATAAATAATTATGGCACAAGCAACTGATTTTACAATAGCGAACCAATCGTTTCCATCATTTAG